GATAAGACTAAAGTGATAGACCGTGCTTTGAAGCTAGAAGCCATCAAAATGAAGATGCAAGATGATGAGTGGGGCAGTGGTTTTGGTCTTGGCGACGAGGACGAATAAGGTTAAACTATGAATATCTTTTACAAAGAAGGGGATATTTATGGATGCAGTAGCCTTGGTACGTCTAGCGTTAGGGGTCATCACAGACCGGCTCATCACGATTTTGGCACTTTCAATGTCGTGCGCACTGGCTTGTTGGACGATGTGGGGTCCAGAGTGGGACAGGGTAGCAACCCTCCTGATATTTGTGGTGTTCAGTTATTTGGTGATTCAAAACAAGGAGAGAAACGATGAGAGATTACAAAGACCTAGAGAAGAAGTCTAGCGTACCGCAAGGTGGAGACAATTTGAACTGGGGGCAAAAGTACGCTCATGCAGTTCGCCCTCAAAAGCCGTCTGACAACACCCAAATGGGTCAAAACAGATGGACACCCGGCACAATGCCAAAAGGCGGTTACAGGACCGTATTTGATTTTTCTGAAGGTTCAGACAGCACTAAGCTATCTCCTACCTCTGGCGGCGGCAAAAAGGTGTACTAATGGCTAATAATATTGCTTTTCAGGCTATGGGCAACACGGTTGCTTGTGTGGCTAGTGCCGCCAACTCGCAATCGACTGTAAGCACCATAACCGCAAACACACCTTGCCAACAGTATTTGTTGACAAACCAAGACACTGTTAATGTGGCTTTTGTGCAAATCAGCACCAGCAGTACATTCAACGTTGCTTTGCCTACAAACACAGTGAGTCAGCAAGTGTTTCCAGTGCTTCCTTTTGACCAGAAAGTTGTTACAGCGCCGCAAGTCAGCGCAACAGCTAACGTTTATGCCCGTGTCATTTCTATTGGCACAACAACTGTTTACATCACACCCGGAGAAGGACTATGAACATTCAAGAATATTTTCAAAACTTTATTACTAAGATTGGAGCATCTGTGGAATCTACCGAACACAATGTTGCCAAGCAGTTTGCTGAGTATGTTGAAGGTGAGCAAAAGATTGAAGACGCAATTGCTTTATTAACTTCTAACGGATACACCGTAACTCCTCCAGCACCTCCCGCGCAGTAATGGACCCGTTTACCCTTGCCATGATGGCGTTCTCCGCGGTCAAAAGCGGAGTCGCCGCCTACAAGGAGATAAAACAAACAGGCGGGGAAGTCGTTCAAATTGTTAATGAGCTAAGTGGCGCACTTGGCTCTTTTTTTGACCATCAAGACGCGGCTAAAAAAGCAGACGCAGAGCTAAAGAAAAACCCGCCTAAGGGTAAATCATTACAAGCTATTGCCTTAGAAAACGTACTGCGCAAAAAACAACTAGAACAAGCTGAGTACGACTTGCGTCAAATGCTGGTCTATGAGTCTCCTCCTGAGCTTGGCGCTGTTTGGACCGAGTTTGAAGCAGAAAGAACAAGACTGGTTAGAGAACAAGACGCACTAGACAAGGCGCAAAAAAAAAGGATGTCCTCGAATCATACGAAAGGCGTATGCGACACGATCAAATCAAGATTGGCGTCGCAATTTGTATTGCAGTATTTGTCGTGGCGTTCACCATTGGCGGCTTGATGTACCAAATCCACTTGTGGACAGAGGAGAGAAAGCGAGAGGAACGTTGGTATATTGAGTTTCACAGGAAATTCGAGGAAAATAGTAAGGAAATCGAGTGCTACAAAATCTTTAGAGATACAGGGTACTTGCCAAAATATTGTAAGGATTGACATGAACTGGTTAGCTCAAATTGCACCCACAATAGCCACTGCCCTTGGCGGTCCACTTGGCGGCATTGCTTATGAAGCAGTGTCTAAAGTTATGGGCATATCCCAAGACGATGCCAAGAAAATGCTGGATGACGGCAAACTTACCGCAGACCAGATTGCAAGTGTTCAACAAGCCGAGATAGCGCTAAAAGCCAAGGCACAGGAACTAGGCTTAGACTTTGAAAAACTAACCGTAGAAGACCGTTCTAGCGCTAGGACCATGCAATCCAATACCCATTCTTGGATACCACCATTCTTAGCCGTTGGCATTACAGTTGGTTTCTTTGGCATTTTGTACGCCCTTATGACAGACAAAGTCACCAAGTCAGATGAGTTGATGATTATGCTTGGCTCTCTCTCAACCGCATGGACAGGCGTTATTGCGTTCTACTTTGGCTCTAGCGCCGGTTCACAAGCTAAGGACCAACTACTGCATCAATCTACTCCAGCGGGGTCAAAATGATTAACTCAAGAGACTTAAATGAATTACTTCCAGAAGTTAAAAGCCGTGTTGAACACTTTATACAGTTGTGCAAAGAATCTGATATTGACTTACTTATTACAAGCACATATCGTGATATTGAAAGTCAGGATGCTTTGTATGCCCAAGGACGAACAACAGAAGGCAAAATCGTTACAAATGCTAAAGGCGGTGATTCATTCCATAATTGGCGTTGCGCTGTGGATGTTGTGCCTTTGGTGGCTGGTAAACCAGACTGGGACGGAAGCCACCCAGTATGGAGTAAAGTAGGAGAGCTTGGCGAACAAGCTGGACTAGAGTGGGCGGGTAAATGGGTCCACTTCAAAGAGCTTGCTCATTTCCAGCACACCGGCGGATTAACGCTTGCTGAACTGAAAGAGGGGAAACAAATTGCCTAAATCAACCAGCTTATCAGTAAAGCGAGGAGAAAAATTATCGACAAAACGGGGTGCTGGTCTAACACAGAAGGGTCGAGCCAAATTAAACAGAGCGACAGGAAGCAAACTAAAAGCTCCTCAGTCAAAAGGGAGTCGTCATAATTCATTTTGCGCTCGGATGAAAGGTGTGGTTAAGAAATCCAAGGGACCAGCGACAAGAGCCAAGGCATCCTTGAGACGATGGAAATGCAGATAACTGGGGCGCAAACTACTAGCAAGCACCCCAGAAATATCAATACTTCTTTCCAATTTATCTTCAAGACGGAACACAGACCATATTAAGTGGGTCCGCCATAATAAAGGTATAACCTTCACCAACGGCTTTACAAATGGCGTCCATGCCAACAATATGGTACTCAACCCATAGTATTGGCTTAAACGTCTCTATGGTCTTTCTAGCGCCCTTGATGGCTTGTATCTCAAAGCCTTCTACGTCAATCTTGATAAAGTCGCATCTGGGTAACTTCAAAGAATCAATAGATACGCCGTCAACCATAAAGTTGCGCATATACATATTTTCGTCAGTAAGACCCGGTTGAACTCTAACCATGCCGTAATCCATCTTCATGCTGTAATCAACAGACGGCAAGACAACATAGCTCACAAGCTCTGTAATTGCTTTGTTGTGTACAAAAATATTGTTGATGTCATTCAGCGCAACAGAGCCGCATAAAGCGTTATAAATAATTCTTTGAGGTTCAAAAGCAATCAGCGTAATGTCTTTGCGTCTTTGTGCAACAGGGATGCTGAACAACCCTATGTTTGCACCGGCGTCTATGACAATAGCATCTGGCGGCAAATTATCCACAAATTGAAAAATGTTATACAACTCATGTTCTATATGAGTTTTGCCGGTTTTAGCAAGAGCATCTATTTGAAAATCACAGTTGCGATTAACTATGATTTTCCCGTAAATAGACTCTACAACAGTAAAGTGGTTAATCATGGCGATGGTGTGAGTTGACCTTCAAAGAGATAAGTACCGATGTGTCCGAGTTGCGCCCAAGGAGCCGCCCAAACCTTCATGCCGTGTTTTCTAGCCAGTTTGCAAAAGTGATAATCCTCTGAGAGCAGTATCTTTGTTTCTTCCTCAATACTGGTTGCAAAGTATTCTTTGATGGTATCTGCCTTCAGTGTGCCGGATAGGTCCACAATGTTGTTGGTGTACTCAGGCACTTTGTCTGCAAGGTTGTCAAACACTTCGCGCTTAATCATCATGAAGCCGGTACCGCCGTTCCAGATTTCCACAGGCTTATTGACAGGCACAGTGACTTCGTTTGAGTAATCCACAAGGTTAACCACAAATGAACCAGTAAAGTGTTTGAGTTGGTCGTTGGGTACTCCGGCGTCCATGGCTTTCTTGGTGGACTCCCAGTTGATTTCCTTCTTGGGATAGATGCCGCAAAGAATTTCCTTGTCTGCCTCAACCATGTGAATAATGTGACTCGCTTCAAATTTGATGTCAGCGTCAATAAACATCATGTGAGTTGCGCCGCTTTTCAAAAAGCCTTGTACAAGCGCGTTTCTAGCCCTTGGTATCAAAGACTCATTGAACATGAATGAGAAGCTCAGTGTCCAGCCGGTGTTCTTAAAAACGTTTTGTAAGTTGAGGATAGACTGTGTATAAAATCCAGCGCACATACCGCCGTACATAGGTGTTGCAATGTACAGATGAATGGGTGGTTTCTCTGCGGATTTGATGGATACGACTTTATCTTTTGACATGGTTTTCCTTGGTTGATTGTTGGTGGGGCTACTCAGAACCTCTGCCCCGTAAGTTTCCTAACTGTCCCTTAGGGACTCACCTCTGAGTTGATGGGGGGTATTTCCTCTATCGTGACCAGTAGCTGTCCTCCTTTAATGACTTCGCCGCGAATCATTTCTAAATGGTCCACATGGAAATCATCATCGAATACACCAGCCTTTTGCAAGGAATCGAGAACTGCTTTGATGCGGTTATCAATGTCAATCTTTCTCTTGTCCCTTGGACTAATCACCATTGTTATTTTCAATTTTCTGTCCCTGAACTTAGGTATCTTGTTGACTAAAACGTACTCTTGCACAGCCTTCCTAAATGCTCTGCCCTCAGCACCTATCACCATAATATTGTTGTATTTGCGGTAATAGGTGTTGGTGCTCGGACTCAGCGGCAATACCAGAATAGCCTTCATTGGCGCCCCCGGGAGGAATCGAACCTCCATCTCGACGTTCGTAGCATCGTATTCTCATCCATTGAACTACGGGGACCGAACATCAAAAGGGTACGTCCTCATCCCCTCTGGGCGTTACTTCCCGGGGATAAGTCTGTGTGTTGACAGGCGGTTGATAAGTGTCCACAGCAAGCGTTAAAAACTCGCCGTACTGGGATTTACGCCACCAAGCGGATATGTTAATCACTTCGCCTTTGTGCATGATTTTGCCCTTAAAGTCGGGAGCCTTAGGGTTTTGTTTCTGCAAGTAGGCGCTCGGCGTGAGTATGCCCTTACTTTCTACGGGTTGATAGTTACTAGCCATTCGCGGTTTCTCCTGATAAATATTTGTATTCGGCGTACTCTTTGCCGCCGTCACTAACCATTTTTGTAAAGATTCTGTGTCCTGCTTTTCGATAAACTTCGATATGGGATGCAAGCCGGAAACAACCAAATTGTTCGAGTGCTTCAAGTGGTGTGATTGTTTTTCCACTTTGTAGGTGCCTCAAGATTCGCTCTCGCTGGGTACCTCGTCTTGAGACACTGGCGGCTTTTTTAACGGGTCAACCCCGGTTTCAGCAATAGCCGCTTTGAGCTTGACTCGGTCAAAACTATCAAAGCCTTCAACCACTGCGCTGTTAGCCGTCTCAAGCCCCCAAATCTTTTTATCCTTGTCTTCCTTAGACAATTTATTGGACCAATTGATTTTGTTAACAAGCTGTTGATAAGCCTTAATCCATGACTCTGTATCCTCGTGCCAAGAGTATGGGTCCTGAACGCCGGGAACATAGAGAGCAAGGTGTCCCTCGGGCGGTTCCGCATCGAACTGTTCAAGCACTTCCACAGCCCTTGGAATGGGCTTAGGAGCCTCGACAGTGTCGCTAGGGTAGTCTTGTGCCTCCTCAGCAGTAATTAGCCCCTTGAGGACGTCTGGAAAAGCGTCGCGCAAAGCAAAGCCTCTAGCCCTCATCTGAAGCATACGTTTGGGATACTGGGTCCAAGGACCTTGTTTGCCCCACAGATTAGCGCGTTTGGCGTCTTCCACAGAGAATTTAGCAGTGACGGGTTTGCGTCCTTTCCTCTTAGCGATACAAACAGCCACCGGGTTTGGTGTGCCCTCAGCTTCCATAAACTCCTCGATGTCCTCGCAAGCTGGGCTAGACTGGACCAAAGCCATAGCGGCGTCTCCATAAACACTGGGGCGCCCGTTGATGACGCTAATGTTTTGGAGTGCTTGCATGGGCGCTAATCCAATCTCATAACCCCACTGCACAGCCACCAAAATATCCTCAGGTTTGCTCTGATATTGTTTTGGGACCATCTGGGACTTGGAGAGCTTCTCAGAGAATTGAATTGCCTCATTCATGGTTTGGGGCGCAAAGCCTTGTCTAAGTGTTAGGTTACTCATTTACGTCTCTCCAGTATTGGTAAATTAGTTTCAGTCGGCACATAAATAATCTGATTTTGCGTATGCTCAAGATTATTTACAAACAAATATCTAAGATATTCCTCATTGTTTTTAAGACTGTCACCAATGATTTTGTTAGCTTCAGCAACTCCTTTAGCTCTTTCCACTTCTGCTTGAGCCAATAGTTTTGATGAATCCAATTTAGCTTGAGCAACTTGTACAGCCTCTTGTTTGCTGTACTGAGCCTTTGCCAATACTGCTTCCCCTTCTAGTCTTTGTTGATAGACGTTGTATTGTGGATAACCTATCATGCAAGACGGAATACCCAAAATAATTAACATGAATCCAAATATATAAAGCATTGTTATCCCCTTACTTCAATAGGAAACGGCGAGAGCCGGGTGTTTCAAATACAAACTGCTCGTAAATGTCGGGCATAGCGGACTTAAAGACTTCAGCATTAAAGCGCTTGGATGCCTTGCTAGACCTCCATGTCGCTAGGACCGAGCCGTCAACGCCTACCAACTCCGCATGGTTTTGCATATAGCTTTGCAGTGCGGTTTGTAGCTTGTCCTCATCCTCCTCCATTTGCTTGATCTGCGCCTTGATGTTCTTTAGCGTCTCAGCAATTTGTACGACTTGAGCATTAGCCACTGTCACTGTTCCGGCGTCCGCCTTGTACATGAGCTTGGTGTGTTCTGTTGTCTCGGGGTCCAGTGGTGTCTTGGTTTGTACAGCCGCCCAAAACTTAGCCATGTCCTTGACCAACTGGTCGCGCATTTGCTCAGTGATGTGGAACTGAAACACTTGGAACTCTTGACCACCAAAGAGCACAGCAAGGACCAGATGCTCAATGTTGTGGCAAGCCGATTGATGAATGAGTTGCGCCATGTTGAACGCCGGTATGATGCCGCTTTCTGCGTCGTACTTGTTTCTGGTCATAGCCGAGTAGTTCTTAGCCTCAACAAGCATTTTCCCGTCAGCGGATATAAAGTCAAAGTGTGAACGCATCCATGATTCTTTAGGATGTGTCATCATGTAGTCAGCGTCCTTCAGCTCTACCTTGAGCCGGTCTTGTGCAAGCCGTCCGATGATAGGTTGCATGACATGACCCATTTGCACAGCCTCGATGTGGCTTAGGTCCTTCGGCGGTTTAGCGCCTATTTTCGTTAGCACCACATCATTGGCGTTGCCCTTAGCCGCCTCAGCGGAATCGGTTGCCCACCAGTATTGATTGCGGAACTCTGGTTCAAAGTCTGCTCTGTCGTTAGCCATTTACTTCCCCTTGGTTAAGATATTGATAAGCGCGATGAGGTGCGCCCGTTGATAGATTAAAGACTCTATGGTCTTTTCCGCTTTGACTAGCTCATCTCTAGTCTGTTCATAATTGTTTTTTGCGTTTTCCGCTTGTTCGTGATATTTAGCGGCAAGCTCTTTGTGATACTTTAATTGTTTTTGTAAGCCGCTTACTTCAGATGTAGGTCTTCCCATGGTTTACCCCTCAATGTTTGGTTCGTAGTTTTTGCCGTCTTTACCGCAACCATTGGGTGTATCCCACTCTCTTTCGGTCTTGCAGTAGTAGTATTGGTATTCACCCGTGACTAGATCGCGTCTTTCGGATGCTTTGCATTTGGGTTGCCATTCGTCGCTGGTCATCATCCATTTGCAGTTAACGCACAGCTTGACCTCTGTGTAAGGTTCTATCTCAACGATATTCATAATAATCCCCGGTTAGTTAATAATGGAACAAGAGTAGATAATGTAGCACAGTTATGATGATTAGTCATTGTATTTTTTAATCATTTGTCTCCTTCCGATAGTATTTTTCTTTTGCGCCACAAGATTGAATCTGGGTTCAATTCCTTCAGCTTGCGCTTCATCAGTAGTATTTCGTCCAGCCTAGCCCTTAAAACAAGGGTGTGCTCCTTTTTTAACTGGGACCTAAGCCTAGCCTCCCGGTTGTAAATTAAAGCCTCTAGCGTCGTATTTTGGTTCATTTGTTTTTCTCCCTTAATGCTTGCTCAATAGCCACTGCAACGTCATACGCTTCCTTTATGTCATCTGCGCGGGTATTGGACCAGACTACATCATTACGTTCAGCCTCTGTCAGACCATGCC